ATAATCCTAAAAAAGATTTAAAAGGCAAAGCAAAAGAAACTGAAGCATTTGAAAGTTGGGTTGACAGTGTTGCTAATGAGTACGCAACCACTAAAATGCCAGATCCTGAAATAGAAAAAAAAGATAAAGAAAATGCTACCGACAAATTGGATGTTACAAAAGCAGACAAAATGTTGAATAACCCTGCATACCAAAGAATGAAAGCAGGCGATCCTAGATACGCAGATAAAACTGAAAACCAATTAGAAGGTTTAACTTTTGAAGATATTAAACCTTATGTGTCTATGTACAAAGACGAGCAAGATGGTAAAACAGTTTATGACGTATTAGACAAAGATGGTGCTTCAGCATATAAAACAAAAGACAGCAAACTGGCTATGCATTACCTTTCAAAAAACTTTGACAAATTAAGAATGGATAAAGATGACAGAATAGATCAAGGCATAGCACAACAAAAAGCAGATGCTGAAACAAATCCAAATTGGGGTAAAGATGTTGGTCCAGTTGATCCAGAAAAAGACCACAGAGAAATATCTCGTATAATGAAATACGAAAATAAAGAATCATTAAAAGAATCAAGATCAAAAATAGTATCGGCTATCAAAGCCAAAGTAGACGGCGACAACGCACAAAATATCGCAGGCGTTGAAGAAGAAATTCAAAGAATAAAAACTTTAGCATCATATCAATAACATTTAAATATCTTAAATGTTTAATAAGATCAATTATCTCACGGTTGAAACTTCCACTAGATGTAATGCTTGGTGTCCAAGTTGCCCAAGAAACAATAACGGGTTTGGTTTATCAAAGTTTACCATAACAGATTTAGATCCAGTACGTTTAGACGAAGTTATACAAAAATTACCAAGTCTAAAAACAATCCAAGTGTGTGGAAACTTTGGAGATCCTTGTGCAAGTAAACTATTAAATGAACAACTTGCAGTAATTAAAAAACATAACATACGTTTTCAATTACACACTAACGGAAGTTTAAGATCAAAAAAATGGTGGAAAAAATTTGCATTAGACTTTGCAGAAATAAGTGAAGTTTGGTTTGCTATTGACGGTTTAGAAGATACACATTCTATATATAGACAAGGTACTAATTGGAAAAAAATAATTGACAATGCAAAAGAATTTATAAATGCAGGTGGCTCAGCAGTTTGGCAACTAATTCCTTTTGCACATAACGAACATCAAATTATTGATTGTTTTAAATTATCTACTAAATTAGGTTTCAAAAGATTTAAAATATTAAAAAATGCTAGATACAAAGAAAACAATTACCATTATAGAACTGGCGAACCTATAGAAATTAAACCATGGAGTAAATTTGATCCAAAAAAAGATGACGTGTTATTTAGGAAAAAAGTTGTCAGCAATAAAAAACTAGAAAGAAAAAATTGTATGCACCTTGAATTTCCAAGTTTATACTTAAATGCTTATGGTAGAATTACACCTTGTTGCTATTGGGCAGATCTTAAAATTGAAAATGCAAATATAGAAAATATGTTTGCAACAAATAATTTGCATCAACTTTGTGTGCAATCTTGTGGTAATTAGCAATTACATTCTTGACATTTCATAAATATAGTAGTATATTATACGTAATGTTTAATATACATTTAGGCAGAAACATAGGCAAAATAGGAGGCTTACATTATGGCTACATTGGCTGAAATAAGAGCGAAACTTAAATCACAAGAACCTAATCGCTCAGGTTCATCAACAGGCGGAGACAACGCCATTTATCCACACTGGAATATAAAAGAAGGCGACGAAACAGTCGTTAGATTCTTACCAGATAGGGATACAAACAATACATTTTTCTGGACTGAAAGAAACATGATCAAATTACCTTTTGCAGGTATTAAAGGTCAAACTGATTCTAGACCAGTTACTGTACAAGTACCTTGTATGGAAATGTATGGCAAAACTTGTCCAATTCTTACAGAAGTGAGACCATGGTTTAAAGACAAAAGCATGGAGGACATGGGTAGAAAATATTGGAAAAAGAAAAGTTACATTTTCCAAGGTTTTGTAGTTCAAAATCCGTTGAACGAAGATACAACACCAGAAAATCCAATTAGAAGATTTATAATTGGACCACAAATCTTTAACATTATCAGAGCGGCTTTACTAGATCCAGAAATGGAAGAGTTACCAACTGACAGTGTAAGAGGTGTTGATTTTAGAATCACAAAAGCAACAAAAGGTGGCTATGCTGATTACTCAACTTCAAAATGGTCAAGAAGAGAAAGAGCACTTGACGAAGCAGAAAGAAGTGCTGTTGATAAATTTGGATTACATAATCTAAACGACTTTAGACCTAAAGAACCAACCGATGCAGAAGTAAAAATAATCAAAGAATTATTTGAAAAATCTGTTGACGGTGAGGCTTATGATCTTGAGAAGTATGGACAATACTTTAGACCTTCTGGAATGGCTTTCCAGCAAAGTAAAGTATCTGTACCTACAGCAGATAGACCTGCTCCAGTAGAAAAAACTGCGGATCCGGTAAATGCTGAAGTGAAAACTGAAGCACAACCAACTCCGGCGGCTCAACCAGCGGCTCAACCTGCAGGTGATAGTGCCAAAAGAGCAGAGGATATTTTGAAATTAATAAGATCAAGACAAGCAAAATAATCTGACATTTTACCAAGGCCTTAATTGTTGACAGTTGAGGCCTTGTGTATTATAATAAGGAAACATATGACAAAACCATTTGATGTAACAAAATTTAGAAAAAACATAACAAAATCAATTCAAGGTCTCGGAATAGGATTTAGCGATCCTACAGATTGGATAAGCACAGGAAACTATGCTTTAAATTATTTAATATCAGGAGATTTTAACAAAGGAATTCCCCTAGGCAAAGTATCAGTACTTGCCGGTGAGTCTGGTGCAGGTAAATCATACATAGCATCAGGCAACATTATTAAGAATGCACAGGATCAAGGTATATTTGTTATACTAATTGATTCAGAGAATGCATTAGATGAACAATGGTTACAAGCATTAAAAGTTGATACATCAGAAGATAAACTTTTAAAATTAAGTTTATCCATGATTGATGATGTTGCAAAAACTGTATCTGAATTTATGAAAGGTTACAGAGAGCAACACGCAGATAACAAAGAAGGTGCACCAAAAGTTTTATTTGTGATAGATTCGTTAGGTATGTTATTAACTCCAACTGATGTTGATCAATTTGAAAAAGGTGAGATGAAGGGCGACTTGGGTAGAAAACCTAAAGCATTAACAGCACTTGTAAGGAACTGTGTTAATATGTTTGGAAGTTGGAACGTAGGACTTGTAGCAACTAATCACACATATGCATCTCAAGATATGTTTGATCCTGATGATAAAATATCAGGTGGACAAGGTTTCATTTATGCAAGTTCAATTGTTATTGCAATGAAAAAATTAAAACTTAAAGAAGACGAAAAAGGAAACAAAATATCTGATGTTAGAGGTATTAGAGCGGCTTGTAAAGTTATGAAAACAAGATATGCTAAACCTTTTGAAAGTGTACAAGTTAAAATTCCTTATGATACAGGAATGGATCCATACAGTGGATTAGTAGATTTGTTTGAGAAAAAAGGATTATTAGTACAAACTGGTAATAGACTAAAATACGTTGATAGCAAAGGAAATGAACACATTGAGTTCAGAAAGGCCTGGACAGGAGCCAAATTGGATATGCTTATGGGTGATTTTGATAAATTATCTAGTGCATCATCACAAGATGATTCACCCGAGGCAAAATAATGATAGAAATGACACATGAAGATATCGAACGTATTTGGGACTCAGTTGTACACTTCATTCCGGAAAAACAGAAATTAGATGCCGCAGTTGATTTTATAAAAACTCTCGACAGTATGGGAGTTGAAGAAAGTGAAATCAAGGCGTGTGCTGATTATGATCCAAAATTAGAAGAAGCGGTAAACACAGTTTTTCAAGATAACGAAGACGAAGAGCAATACGATGATCGATATGAAGACAACTAATTGGTACAACGAAATAAGCAGAAATTTATCCAAAATACCTGACTGCATTAACTATTACGAAACAGAATATCAAAATGCCAAAAAAGAAGTAAAACTTTATGGTAATTTGGAAAAAGCATCAGCGTCTCTACCCGGTATTGTTGAAGAAAGATTTAGTCAATTACAACAAATTGAAGCAATACTTGAATATCTAAATATTGAATTACGTAGAACTAGATCCAAACAATTTAAAAAATTTTTAGAAAATTATAACAGAGCATTGTCCAGCAGAGATGCAGAAAAATATGTTGATGGTGAGCAAGATGTTGTTGATATGGACAAAATCATTAACGAATTTGCATTACTTAGAAACCAATGGTTAGGCATCACAAAAGGACTTGATCAGAAACAATGGCAAATTACAAACATTGTTAAACTGAGAGTAGCAGGTATGGAAGATGCCAATCTCAAATAACAGAATAATCTTAACAGACGTAGACGGTGTACTATTAGAGTGGGAGAAACATTTCACTGAATGGATGTTACAACGTTCTTACTTTGAAACTCCTGTTGGAGAAGGATATGTTGGCAAAAAAATTTATCCATATACTTTATTAGATAACAAAGAAAATACTTACGAGATGGCAGAAAGGTTT